CATCCATTGCGGTTGACATAACTTTCCTCTTTTAGATATTTATAAAATGGGGGACAAAGCCCCCATACTTTACTTGATAGCAATTAAACGTGGTTTAAGTGCTTCAGGGATTATACGTGTTAGTTTAACACGAAGAATACCGTTAGTCAACTCGGCGTCCCCCACTTCCATATAATCTGCCATGGTAAAAGTGCGTTCAAAATCTCTGGCCGCAAGTCCGCGATGCACATACTTGCTGGCATCATCTTCCTTGAGACGTTGACCACGAATAGTCAATAGATTTTGATCCACTTCGATGCTGACATCTTCTTTGTCAAATCCTGCCACAGCAACTTCGATCTCAAAATGATCGTCATCGTGCTTTAGAATATTGAACGGTGGATAATTGGTTTGTGGTGAATTAGCGAATCTGCGTTCGGCATCGTTAAAGATGCGATCAAATCCGATAAGTGCTCTGTTTAGTTGAGCGAGACTGTTTGTATCAAAACGAGTTAATGCGTTCATAGTTTTTCTCCTTATATTAAGCAAGAACGTTTTGGAGCACCATGCTCCGATTTATAAGACCCAATTGGCGTCCTACAAATTTATTTATACCGGATATCCGATATTAAAACAGTTTTTTTGGCAATGCTTGTTTTGCCAATTCTTTGCGCCAGCGATTCGCGGCCGCACTTTTTGCTCTCTTACGAGCAGTTGTTGGTTTTTCATAAAACTCACGACTACGCAGATCTTCTAGTAATCCTGAATCTTGTACTTTCTTTTTAAATCTTCGCATGGCCTTTTCAAAAGGCTCGCCTTCTCTTACATGTACTACATTGCCGAACGTTTTAGTTTTCATAGCGACCTTAACTTCTCATTTAAATTAGGAAAATCATAAAATCTGTTTGGGTTAATGATAGAATAATCAACTTTAGGATTAGTTATTCTGTAGTATGTATTAGGCATACTGATAATGTATGACAAGAAATGACTTAAATCATCGGGCGCATTATCGCAATCTAATATAACAGCCTCTGCTCTAACTGCCACAGTTAATAGCCACTTAATATCAGCATCCGAAGGTGTATAAAGGTACACATGTATGTTAGCATTAAATGTTTTTAAGTAATCATCTAAGAAATCTTTTATGTCACTGTGAGGAGTAACCAATAATATACTTTGTGTACGATTAGGCAGTATATCTGGTGGAGTAATTAATGTTACTTTTTTTGGAATCATTTTGCTTTTTTGTCTTGTATTCTTTGCCATAGTGTTTCTGTGGTCTGTTCAGCATTTTGTACGTAGGTATCATCTCGAGTTTTGATAACTTGCTGGTCGCCTTCTTTCACCATATATGTTTTTTTCTCTGCTGTGTCCGTTTCTGTTTCTTCCCATGGTAAGGTTTCAATTATTCCTAAATCTTTTTTTGCTCGTTCTTCTTTAATAGTAGACTCGGGATTTTCAAGTTTCCATTGACGCATACGATTTTTAATTAACTCTACTTGATCAACGTCATAAGACCTTGCATGTTCTTCAATATCAAAATCTACTGCCTCAACTTTCTCTTCTTCAACTTTTTCTTCTTTGGCTGCTTCATTAAGATCCAAATCTCTAGGACTAGGTTCTTCTATTTTTTCTGCTTTAGGAAATGGCCAGTGAGGACTGTATTGTGCCCATTCAGGTTCCTCTTTTTCAATCTCTGCTATTAGACGATTGCCCTCTTCTATGTCAGGATAGGAAACTGTAGGTATGTCGACTTCTTCAACTTTGGGAGACTCTGTATCTTCTTTTAGTACTGGCCCTCTAATACCTTCTGAGAAATCATATTCTTCTCTTAGTTTATCTTTATGCCACTTGTAGGTCATCTGTGCGCCCAACAGCATTAATATTGCCAAGGGATCGAACACAAACACAATAATCATAATAACCCATGTTACTGCTTTTTCTAATATATTAGCATCTGGGTTATCGCCGTAGATTAATGCGGCAATATATTTTATTGGTCCAACTTCGGCTTCGACTTTACGGACTTCTGCGGCGATAGGGGCTCGTTCTTCGTTGAGTCGAGCAATAGCACCCTGTGACCTAGAAATATCGTTTTGGAGTCTAGTTCGTTCTGCTTGTTGTTGTCTACGGATTTGGACGGCTCGTTCTGCACCACGGTCGTCGGTGCTACGACTAAGCCTTTCATTAACCTGCGCATCCATTTGATTAAGTGCTGTACGTGCGGCATCGATGTTCTCCCGTTCAGTTTTTATCTTCTCGTCATAGATGGCAATTTTACCTTGAACATCTCCGCTGACAATATTTTGATCCAAGTGTGCTTTACTTAAGAATCCAAATATACCCATGCTGGTAATGACCATAAGTACCACCACTGCCATAGTCATGTATACCTTCATGCTTACTGGAATTTTCTCCCAGTAAGCCTTGAGCCAACTTGCGGCTACAAGTTTAGATATTTCTAGTGTTGTACCCATTATTACAATAGGCCAGAAGGCTGCGGCAAACACTGCGGTTAAACCTATAACACTATAATAAATGGCCACAGCCGATAGTGTTAATCCAGAAATAGCAAGTAAGAAAGCAAATACCATAATTATTATTTATCGACTAAAACTCCAATAGCGACTATCCATGGTATGGCATCCTTGTTCACTGAATTCTCGTATTCGTTGTTTAATTCGAATTTCACTGAAGAATCTACGACATACACCACCTTGAACAGGATATGTCATTACAATACTGACTCTGCCAGCACTGTCAGTGGATGGATTGTACCATTCCGAAACTTCTCCGTTATCGGAATTCTGTAATGCATGAATAACTGTCATGATGTGTGTTTGTTTGTCTTCATAGGACAGTGAACCATCCACTGCCTTGAATAGATTGAAGACTATAGCAAGCACACTGTCGTTGCTTTGATAATCCTGTCTTACTCCATTAGTGGCACTCAATGGAACATTGACATTCGCATAAGCCGTACTAGCGATGCTGACCAGGATTAAAAACTTCACTAACACCTGAGAACTTTTGACAAGCATAACCTCTCCTTTCAACCAATTCGCCCCTTAAAGGCATGACATAATAAAATTCCCTACAATCTTTAGATATACCACTACGAGCCTGGAACAACTGTTTTGTAGGATCGTCGGTACATTCTAATCTTGTATCGCTAGAAACTTTCTCTCCATTTTTAACATCAATGGTTTGATTAGTATAACAATACTGTGGCTTTAGTCTAGCAGATTCAGGATAACTCGCGCACCCTGTTAACGCTAGAAGACATGCTAACAGTAGTGTAGGTCCAACTGCTATAGTAAGGGGTCGCATTATCGTGCCTTAGATGTTTTGGCTTCAGCAATCAACTGTTCAAATACATCTTTCTTCATTTCAAGACGAACGTAGGTGTAATGACGTCCATTCATAGTGAAATGACCCTTTTCCGTTTTAACATGTTTACGGATAGAAGTGTTATCAACTTTATAAGAAATAGTTGTACGAGTAGATTTCTTATCGTCTTTGATGTCAATAACGGTTTCGGAATTAACCACACCGTCGATACGCTTTGCAAAGTTGTTCATTGCAATAGCATCCATCTGCTCTTCAGCGGCTTGTGCAAATGCAGACTCGCCAGCGCCGCAGGCATAGACCATATCTTCTTTCCACCAGAACCAGCCCTTGACACCCTCTTGGGCGCAACTCTGATACCAATCCGGTTGTGCGTATGTTTTACGATCCGGAATATCTTTCATTGAACTACAGCCAGTGATGGCTACAGCCGCCAAACTAATTAAAATTGCCTTTTTCATAATGTGCCTTTCTGTGTGTTGATTAATAGTTTTCACTATGTACATAGTATAACACCACCCGCAGGTGGTGTCAACTGGTTTGGTAATCGATGTTTATTTGAAGAATATCAATGCCATCAATACTGCTTGAACAATGAAACCAAAACCAATAGTAACAATGTTTAGCATGTCCTTTTGGACTGAGGCTTTGACAAACAACAACGCCAAACCGCCCCACACTAACAATACCAAATCAACTCCAGGAAGTCTGTCTGTCAAGCCAGCCATCACTGCTAGTAAACTTGGAATGGTTGCAGAGTGTAAAATTATTACAGCAATCCAACCCAATGTTTCTGCTGAAATATTTCGGAACTTTTCAGCAAAAAATGTTTTAATTGCTTCCAAACTGTAATTGCTTTCTATCATGATTATTGCCCTTTTGGTTTGTAAAAAATATGATTGCCGATTGACCCAATTTTATCTAAGTTCCATTTTGGATTAACGTAGTTTGCGTGATAGTACAATGCATCCTTCATAACGTCCAATCTAAAGTTTTCTAGTAGAACCTTTTTGGCTACAGCATAACTTTCTTCATATGCGGCCTTGTTTATAGGACGAGTCTTTGTGGCACTTTCGCAATACCATGAGAACTGGCAAACGACTTTGTCCATGAATGACGTTTTTTGATAAATTACTCCGCAGACATCTTTTGGAAAACTGGGATGTTCTACTCGATTTAAGGTAACCTGTGCTACAGCAACTTTACCTTCGAACGATTCGTATCCAGCCTCTCTATAGATGTTCATTGCCAAACAATCTAATTGACGCTCACGAGTTTTGATAGTAACTATGTCTTTACTATAGTATCCGTTGTTCTTCTTAAGAATTTCGAATTTCTTTTCGGTGATGGCATTTACAACCAAGACCACTGACAACAGCGCCAAAATGTAGGTGCTGATTTTTATTAATTTTTCCATAAGTCCTCCTTTGACTTGGTGTGATATAAAATCTATATCACATTACATAAAGGGAGTTAACTTCACGAGGCTCTGAAAGAACCCTACTTTCGTGTAGTTGTCTCCATTGGACGCACAATCTCATAACTTGTGTGCCTTTGGCGACCCTTGCTTTTGACATACTTTGGTTCAACTATCTTAGTTTCTTTGCGAAACGTACAGTATATATCTCATTGTACAACATTCCCTATAAAAATGCAAGATTATCGACGCATTTTGGAAATATCTACTGCCTGCTCGTCCGAAAATACCGGAACAGCATTACTCTTGTGCATGGTGGCAATACCTTTTACCATTGTTCCTGTGTACACTGGACTAGGTTTCAAAACAGCATTGCCACCAGTGTCCACACTCTTAATGTGTGCGGTAGTGTTACGCCCTTCTGGAATCTTAAGGCTGTAGGAACTGCTTAAACTCGGAGCACTCATACCACGAGCACGTTTTCTTTCTTCTTGCTCAACACCTTGTCTTTTGAGCAACTCTTTCCATGACTCTTCTAATTCACGAGATTTTTTGGCATGTTCTGCTGATGCAAATTTCTTTTTGCCTTTTCGTTTACCAGTGGTGCTGAGCCACGGACCTTCTAAGTGCATACTCATTTGAACTCCAAATGTTTACTGTAATAGTCTATAGTATAGTACAGTTAAGTTGATTTGTCAAGTTAAAAATAGTTTTTGGTAAACTTCTTCTAGAAGGTCGTCGATGTCCAAATTGATATATTTTTGATTAAGTTCAAACTCTTCGTCTTCAACCAATTCCCATCCTTTGATTCCAAGTAGTTCCATGGCTTCTCTTTTGGAAAGTGGCTCGTCACGTTGATGGCTTACCCAAATGATTGTCATCAATGCACAGGCAAAGACTGCATCATCTCTGTAAATGCCGTTATCCTCACACCATTCGACTGTGCGGTTTAGGTAATAGTCAATGTCTTCAATTCTATGTTCTAATTGAGCAACCCAAAATTGAGTGTCTTCTCTGGTCCATGCTGTCATTTGATTTGTCCTACTATATCTAATAGCATCTCACGATGATGTTGTGCTGTAGGGTGCTCACCATCTTTGGTTGCGTTTTCATAGATGTCCCACGAGACAACGTACAAAGGAACATCGTATTGACTACACACTGCTCTAACCATAGTTTCATTTTTTTCATGGTTGTAACTACTTGAGGTATCATCGATGCCAAGAACGAATTCTGGGAAAGGGGGATCTACTGGAGGACTCCAAGAACACATGTAGTCGTCTAAAAATATTTCTCGTCGATCCATAAATGCCCATAATGCAACAACTTCTAATTTTCTACAACGAGATTTAAAATATGGAATTAAACACGAAGTCATTCTTGAAATGGAGTCCATACTTGCTCCTGCAACTCCAAAATTTAATACCCTAGTGTTAGGCAAAGAATTTTCTAGGAGTCTAGGCCAGCAGTGGGAATTTCTAACATTGATCCCAAACACACAACTAGGTCCTATGGCTAAAATTAATCGATCAAATTCAGAATAATTTTCTGCATACTCCTTTTCTCTATACCCAAGAGAATTAAAAGTATAATAGGCATCTGTGTTATTTTCTTCGCAGGAAACAATACTATCAGTGTTATGATGTAGAGTGTTGTTGCTTAATAGTTTAGTCCTAGGCAAGATCATCCACGCCGGAGGAATATGCGGACTAAAAAATCTTCCACTCATATTTAAACTCTAAAACTTTCTCCACATCCACAGCGGTCACGCTCATTGGGGTTGATAAAATCGAATCCTTCATTGAGTCCATTGCGAACCCAATCCATTGTTAAGCCATTTAGGTAAGCCAAACTCTTAGCATCGACCAGCACGATAAATTCTGGTTGACCAAAATTAGTAACTCCGGGTTCAGCAGTATATTCATCTACATATTCGATGGTGTAGGCTAACCCACTGCAACCTGTGGTTCTTACACCTATGCGAATACCTACGCCTTTGCCGCGTTTGTCTAAATTCTGTTTGATACGTTTACGTGCTGTGTCGGTTACGGTAATCATCTACAGCGGCCTTGATAGCATCTTCTGCAAGTATTGAACAATGTATCTTAACTGGAGGTAATGCTAGTTCTGTGGCAATTTCGGAGTTTTTGATTGTTCCTGCTTGGTCGAGAGTTTTTCCTTTGAGCCATTCTGTGACAAGGCTCGAACTCGCGATAGCCGACCCACAGCCATACGTTTTAAATTTTGCATCTGTAATAATACCTGTATCATGATCCACCTTTATCTGTAGTTTCATAACATCGCCACAAGCAGGGGCACCAACCATACCAGTACCAATATCAGTATCACTCTTATCAAAAGATCCGACATTCCTGGGATTTTCATAATGATCGATTACTTTATCTGAATAGGCCATAGATTTCCTTATATACTAAAACTACTACCACATCCACAAGTGGATTGGGCACTAGGATTTTTAATAGTAAAACTACTGCCCATGGCGTCTTCAGTGTAGTTGATCTCTGAGCCTACTAAGTATTGATAACTCATAGCGTCTATGAGAACTTTAACACTGTCGCGCTCTATGACAAAATCATCGTCTGCTTGTTCTTCATCGAAGGTGAATCCATATTGGAATCCACTGCATCCACCACCTTGAACAAAGGTGCGCAGGCACAACTTGGGATTATTTTCTTCTGCTAAAAGGTCTGCGATCTTTTTTACAGCCGATTCGGTTATTGTAATTGGTTCCATACTAGTATTTACCAGTGGCGCAGTGTATTAGCAATAATAAAGAAGCAGGTTACAACGTGTATAATAACCCAAAATGTTTTTAAGAAAAGGGCTATCCTTGCTTCACGGACTGTTAGAATTGGAACATCTGGACGGTCATCGTCCGTGTGTCCCATTAAGTGGCCGGTTGCCCGAGCCCATATTTTTTCAAGACTGTTCACCTGTAATCCTTTCGTAAACATCTTTCCAATTTTTTACTAGTTGTGCCTCATTGCCTACAAAGTCCATGTTGTGACCATGTTCCATGAGCAAACTTTTAAGTCCTACTTTGGCTCCTGCTAGGGCATTGGTAATTTTATCCTCCACCCAGTAGTAACCCTTGCCTCGATACTTTTCAAGAACTTCATCTTTGTCTGCACCTGTGTCCAAATAAATGAACTTTTCAAATGCTGTTGCACCAAATAACTTACGAAGATTCATTGTTCGCAGTTCTTGGGCATTTTCGTCTTTGCTTAGGCTAGTAATACAATGGAAAACGTAACCGTGTTCTTCATGTAGCCGTTTAATGTAGTACATGGCATCACGCAATGGGGGTAAGAAACCAATTGCGGCACTTTCGTTGAAGATTTTGATTAACTTCTTGCCTTGATCTGCATCAATGCCGTAGCGTTTGCCTATATTATAGACAAATTGTCCACCGTCTTGTTTTTGGAAGCCATGTTGTTGCATCCAGACGTCAAATGCATACTCCCAATCCAAAATAACACCGTCTGCGTCTGTAAGAATGATTTTTTTCATACTGTAAGTATAGCACAAAGTCAGTACATTGTCAATCGATAAATAATGGTATGAGCCAATCAATTTCAAGAATCGGAGACATCGGACAAGGCGATGAATGCGCAGATACACGCAATTCTCACAGAGATTATACTACTACCTTTGTAACCGGTGCTGCCACAGTATATATTAACAACCAAGCCGTGACCACGCTGACCACGCTCGGCGACCAAAGTTGCGGTGACGGGCATACAAGTACAGCCACAACTGGGTCTGCTACAGTATTCATTGAAAACCTTGCGGTACATCGCGTTGGAGATATAGGTGAAGGACAAATAGGAGATATCTATACTTCCGTTACTGGCAGTCCAGACGTATTTGCAGGATAAAAGATGCTATTTAAACTACCAGATCCCCCAGCAGGACAAAGTTATGTGAACAAGGTCACGGCTAATGGACCGACAACTGTTCTAGTACCCACAAGTTCTCTCAGTGAAGATGTATGTACAGCCACTGGCCGTACATGGGCAGAGGAAGCACGGTTATATAACATCAATAATGCACCTGACGGTAAAAAGATTGCTGAGCCAGGTGATCCGTTTTATCAAACCGCAGACTCCATGAAGAATAAGAATAAACAGATAAATGGCGTTGTCAGTGCAGGTAGTCTAACGTTTTTTAATTTGCTCAAAGGAACTGCGCCAGACAATCCTCCCAACTTATCAGACACTATTGCAAAAATTAAGGACGGTAGTATCAACGCAGATGTTACTGCTAATTTAAGCAAAATTGGTGAGGTATCTGGCAGTTTGCCTGCTGGTGCTAATGATCAGTTAGAAGCCGCAAAAGCAGACATTGCCGCAAAGATGGCAGCGGCGCAGGCACAACTTCCAAAGTTGTTGGCCATGGCACAAGGTAATGTAGATATCCTTACTAAAAAGAAAATTGCAGAAACTGGAAAGCCACCGACAGAAGCCGAGATTAAAGCCGCACAAGGTGCATTAACAATTTTCCAAGACGGTCCTAAGTTATTAGAATCAAAAGCCGCAGAAATTAGTAAAGCCGTAGCAGAGTCAGGAAAAGATTTTGGGGCCAATCTCAGCAAAGGATTAAGTTCTGCCAAAGACTTCGCTAAAGCAGGTATTAACAAAGTAACTGATCTAGCAAAAATTGCCGGTACGAAGATAACTGAATTTGCCAGTGGCGTTCCAAGTCAAACTATTCCAGACCCGGCTAACCCAGGGCAAACTCTTCCTAATCCTGCTTATACAACATTTGCCGCGAATCCCGTCAACGCCGCTAAAATAGCCAAGGTAACTGAAGTAACTACAAAAATGAATGAGGCGGCCGCAGACATGACTACAAAATTTGCAGCCATAGAAACTGCCCAGGCTTCGGCAGTCTCGGGAGGCATGGCTGACTTGAAAGCGTTTGCATTTGCCGCACAACTAAGTCAACCAGCAACAGGATTTAAGGCAAGCATACAAGATTTTACATTAGACAAAAGTGCTTTTGATCCGGCATCTATATCAAAAACTTTTGCACAAGCCAGTAAACTTGGTCCTAGCATAGATACAAGTCTTTACAAAAGCACTAAGGATGAAGACCTAACATACACAGGTGATGATGGTATTGTATGGGACAGAGTTAATGCTGAAAGACTGCGTCGAAGTTTATCTGGTTTACCCACACCACGACCTAAAGAGCCGCCACTTGTACCAGCAGGACCTACGCCACCTAAAGATCCGTTGACCACTGTTAAAGAAACTAAACCACCTATTATTGCTGAAGAAAAATCTACACAAACTACTACGGTTAAAAAACGTGCAGTATTTGACAAGGATCCAGACGAAAAAATTACCAACCCATTCGTTAAGCAATACAACATTGTTTGGGAAGTATATAACAAAAGACTCGAAGAGTTACGAGCAGAAGCAAATAAAGTACTAGTATCTGATTGGTATAAAAACACTGATATAGTCGATTACATCAGTATACGTGATAAGAAACAAAAAATAGAAAAAGACAAACCTATAGCGTCAGATCGTACACCTGAAGAAAACTTAGTTATCAAACAACAAAAGTTTTATAGAGAGTTATTTATAGAATACGCACCTGTATCGGTAGAGACTAAGTGGGTATCATCTAGGACAAACGAGATTAGTCGAGGATATAACACTTTGAGAGAAGCGTTTTTGGCTAGTAAAACGTTTGGCGATTTACCAACAACCGTCGAGGAAGCAGTAATGAAAGACGGCGGGCCGAAACAATGGAAAAAGTTTGTTACTGAATATTATAATTCTTTTGCCGAGTTTGCCAAAGCAAACCCAGACAAAATTAATCCACCAACTGCTTAACTAACAATTTTAATACTGGAAGTGGATTCCAAGTATTGATCAGCCGCTGGCTTCATTGTAGGAGCAATTACTGTAATGGTACTCTTGTTCAAAGAGATTACCTTGTCTTGTTCTACAGTAAACAAGTACGGTACCATAGCAAGTCCGTTAGGCCCTGCTGTAAGCACCATGGTTTTAGATAGTTTTACAAACGTATCTGTTTCTGTGTCTAGTCGTGCAACTAGTTCTTCTCCTGAAGTAAGTTTAATTGTAACTACTTCGCCTGACGTAACACCTTTATCGATTAACATTTAAATGGTCCTTTGATTTCTAATAGTGAAATTACACTATCACTAGTATAACTGCGTTGAATTAAAAAGTCAATGGTATCTAACATTTCTTTTTCTTTAATTTTTTCAACAGGTCCTTGATCTTTGCTGTTCCAAAGATATGCAGGATTCAACAGTGTGTGTCTAACTTTGGTTGGGCTAATCAAAATTCTTTCGTTCCAGTCAAACAAATCTCTCTTGCTATGTCCGGACTGATGAAATCTCCAACTCATACTACCAATGGTTATAAAGTATGTACGTAGATCTTCAGCATCGTGACTTCGATACATAGCAGTTAACAGTTTATTTTGATTTGAATCTGGAAGGCAATTAACAACAACATCATAATTCATACTTGTTGCCACTGCTTCATTTAATTTTTCAGGAATAGGAAATCCAACACTAGTACTGATGTTATCAGCATTGTATTTTTCTACAATGGCTTTACCTAGCCCCGACGATCCCCCAACAACTAAGATTTTCATGAATTCCTGACTAGACCATGAATTTCTCTAAGACCGCCAGCATACTTTCCGTCTACAAACAATGCTGGCATTTCTGCTGTGGCATTTGGATCTTCGGCCAGCAATTGGTCTATGGTAAATCCTGCACCAATTCTTTTTTCTACAAATTCTTTTTTTGCAAGTTGTAAATGGCGCACTGCTTCCTTGCAATATGCATCACCTTCTCTTGTCCATATCACAATATTCATTGTTTTGCCTCTGTTAGTCTTGCTCGCAGTTCTGTAAACCCGCCGACAAGTTCGTCACCTAAGAAGATTTGAGGAACTGTACGTGCTGAGGGCACTGCTTCCAACAACTCTTCTTTGGTATAGCCGTCGCCGATTTTCTTTTCTTCAAAAGGTATACCTTTTTGTTTTAACAATGCCTTTGCTTGATCGCAATAAGGGCAGTTGTACTTTGACCATACTGTTGCTTTCATTTCTTTCCTTAATTATAAACTTGGTAATTCTTCGTAGTCGATGGCATCGCTCATCACTCCGATTACATAATTTGTACTTTCATTTTCCTGTAAGGCTGTTTGCTTCTTACTGGTATCTGTATGCTTGTTGAACCACGGGATTGGGGTAGATTTAGGAGCAGTGGCTTGATACTTGATACCAATTTCCTTCAATGCCGCTGTTGCAGTATAGTCAACAAAGTCAGAAAGGATAGGAGCATTAAGTCCAATCACCGGACCTTTCTTAAACAAATATTCAGCCCATTCTTTTTCTTCTCTAATCACATCTTTATATAGTTGATACACTTCTGCTTCACAGTCAGCCTTGGCTTGTGCAAATCTAGAATCTTCTTTGACCACTTGATTGATTAGGAAAGCAGTCCAACCCTTGTGTAGTAGTTCATCTTGCAGAATCAAACTAATGATGTTGCCGTTGCCAATAAAGATCTTGTTCTCTACCATGGCCAAACTTGTAGCAAACGATACCATAAAGCGTAGTGCTTCTAGTGCATAACTAGCATTCAATGCCAACCAGATTGCCTTGACATGTGTGTACTCATTGATCTTCTCGCCGGCTTCTTTACGGCAGTTGATCATATGCAGGTCATCATAGTATTTGCCCACGCTACTTGCCATTTCAACAATTTCTTTTGTATCATGAATAGTTGCAAATATTTCTTTTGGTACGTTGTAGATGTTGCGAATGATATGACTGTAACTGCGACTGTGAATGTTTGTTTCAAAGAACGTCCAGTTGTAGACCAGTGCTTCTAGTTCTGGAAGACTTATGACCGGAGTAAAGATTTGACTTGGGCCGCGGCCTTGCAGACTGTCAAGAGCAGTTTGCCTAAGCAGGTTACTAGTGAAGATATGTTTAACAGCATCGCTGGCTTCCTTAAAATCGTTTGCATCTTTGGTCAGACTGATCTCTTCTGGTACCCAAAAGAAACCTCTAGCAGTTTTTTCAAAATCTGAAATCTTGTTGTATTTTACTTCTTCGAATCGTTGAATGGTAACTGGACCAGCAGGGTCTAGAAACATCTTGCGGTTAAGATAGTCTGTTTTTGTGTGTAAGTTATATTGTTCTTTGCTCATTGCTTATCCTGTTTTGTTAATTCTGTAGTGTTCCAAATATTTCTATAGTACACTACACTGTCTTTTAGTAATCTCCAAGTTTTTTCTTGGGGTGTTTCTGTCCATGTAAAATATAAACTGTTCAACGGCGGTCTTCCAGTTGACTCATCATACAAACTACGATGTTGTATATATGTTCGAAGCCATATAGTTTTGCCACTTGTTATTTTAGTGGGCCACCAAGCAAATTTAATATTTTCCACTTGCTAATACAATTTTACAAATATGCTCTAATCGTTCAATGTGTTCATAGGCACGCCATGGAGTGTTGCCAATGGCTACCACACCATGACCTTTGATTCCTACTATGTCGAACTTGATGTTGCCTTCACGATCAAGTCCTAAGTTACGGTGACACGCTTCACCTAATTCTTCGCTGATAGGAGCAACATCACCTACGTTATGTGCCACCTTGGTATAACGATTCAGTTCAGGAAAACTATCACTAACAGTTGCTAAGTCAATGCCGGCATGCATGGCCGCAATACAGTAAGTTGGATGAACATGTACAACTACACGCACATCGTCTTTGTGCTGTCCTAATTCTTTTTGTAGGCCAAAGTGTAAGGGCATTTCGCCTGAGGGTTTTAAGTTGCCTGACAAGTCTGTTTGTTCAATGACTTCCCAAGTATAGTTAAAAGCACTACTGCCAACACCGCTGTTGATGCTTCTCCAGATTTTAATCTTCTTAAACATCTCTGGTTGCATGTTTTGTTTACGCACACCACTAGGTGTTACATAAAAATGATCACGGTCGTGATGTCGAATAGAAATGTTACCATCTCTACTGGTAATCCAATTACGCTTATAAGCGTCTACTAAAATATCGCAACAAGTTTCTAACATTATAATTTACAAGCCTCGCAGTCTTCTTCTATGTCAATTTCAACATACTGTTGGGCAACTTGCAGAACATCATCTTTAGCACGGGATCCTGCCTTGTTGATTAAACTGTAGTAGAATGTTTTTCCGCCCCAGTATAAAAAGTTCATTAAGTTTTTAGCAATCAGTGTAGTTGGAACTTTACGATCTGCAAAGTGTGCTGGATTGTAGAATGTATTAGTACTGATACTCTGATCAACATAGACTTGTAATACTGCGGCAGTTTTTAGATAGCCGTCACAGTCTTTCTGTTCCCACATTAGTTGATACTTGTTCTTCAACTTATGATAATCAGGCACAACCTGTACAAACGATCCTGCTTTACTTTCTTTAACACTGATCAGGCTCATAGGCATTTCAATACCATTGGTGCTGTTGATAACAACACTGGAACTTTCTACAGGTGCAATGGCCATTTGTGTTGCATTACGTACACCATGTTCCAACATGTCACCACGTAAGGTTTCCCAATCTAATTCAGGAGTAAAGTCTGCTAGGTCATTAGAACCAGATGCACGTAGTTCCCAAGGAAATTCTCCTTGACCATATCTTGTTTTGTCACTATGGTCACACTTACCACGTTCCTTGGCTAACTCCACTGTGGCCTCAGTTAAGTAATAGGCCTGATGTTCCATCCAAGTCTTAACATCTTGAAGTGCATCCTTCTCGCCGTAGCGTAATCCACGTTTGGCGTGCCAGTAGGCTAGATTAGTAACTCCAATGCCTAGCGGACGAATCTCGTCATTGCTTAACTTCGACTGAATTGATAAGAAATCTTGATAGTCCAATATATTATTGAGGCTTCTATGTAGAATGCGACAAGCCCTGCGCATATCTTCAGGATTACGGAAGGCTCCCCAATTAATAGAACCAAGAGTGCATAAAGCGATGCGCCCATCAGCATCATCGAGGCGCTTAAAAGACTTAGTAGGTAAAAGAATTTCACAGCAAAGGTTACTCTGATAAATGGTGTGATACTCAGGATCAAACGGTCCTTGGTTCATCACGTTGTCAATAAACACTAGATAGATACGGCCTGTATCGGTGCGCTCTTTAAGAATGCCGCTCTTGAATACTTCTTCAGCACTCATCGTCTTCTTGCGAAGATTAGGCTGGCGCTCATATTTTATGTACAGTTCTTCAAATAGTTTAGTGTCTTTATAGAAGGCTTCATATAGGTCTGGCACTTCGTTAGGATCAAAGAACGTTATTTGTTCTTTGTTTTTAAATCGTCTCCAGAAGAAAGCACTAAGCACAACCCCATAATCCATATGACGGACTCGGGTTTCTTCTGTTCCTTGGTTGTTCTTAAGTACAATAAGGTCATCAAACTGATGATGC